TTATAGAGGGGGGTGGAGAGCTGGTTAGTTATCATTTAACTTAAGAGTAGTAAAGGAATTTATTATTTTTTATTTAATTTTACTAAATGGGAGGAGATACTATGTCAGAAGATTTAATTAAAAACATACTTAAATCTATTTACAGGCAACAAGATGTAGTAGGTGAAGATGTAACAATTAATGCTTCAGATTTTGAAGTAAGTGAAGATGATTTTGAAAAAGCTTTAGTTAAAATTAATGAAAGAAATTTAGCTGAGGGAATTCGCATAGTTAAAGACAGAGGTAAAATTAAAGGCATTAAAAGAGGCAGACTAAGATTAACCGATTTAGGAGAACAATATATTCAATAGTAATAAGCAAGCACCCAAACAGGTGCTTTTTTTACCTAAAAATCCTTTCGTATAATTGCTTTAATAAAACTAAAGTGATATAATACAAACAAATGTTCGTATAAACTGAACAAAATACAAAGGGGTGAAAATAAATGGAACTAGTTGAAGTAATAAAATTAGTGGATGTAGATGCTCTGATACCTTATATAAACAATCCAAAAGAACATCCTCAGGAGCAAATCAAAAAAATAGCTAGCAGCATTAAAAACTATGGTTTCACAGTGCCTTTAGTTATAGATAACCAAAATGAAATAATTACTGGCCATGGTCGCTATGAAGCAGCTAAAAAGTTAGGCTTAGATGAAGTACCCTGTATTGTTAGAGATGATCTTAATACAGCTCAAATAAAAGCATTGAGAATAGCTGATAATAAAGTTGCTGAGTCTGACTGGGATTATGAAATGCTTAGTATAGAACTTGAAGATTTAAAGCTGAAAGACTTTGAATTAACTTTAACAGGTTTTGAAGATGATGAAATAGAAGCTATTTTTGAAACTGGTGAAGAACAGGAATTAAAGGATGATGATTTCGATGTTGATGGAGCTTTGGAGGAAGAAGATTATTTAACTGAAAAAGATGATGTCTGGCTGCTGGGTAGACATAGACTATTATGTGGAGATAGTACTTATAGTTCAGATGTTGGCCGTTTAATGAATGGAGAAATAGCAGACATGGTTTTTACTGACCCACCTTACAATGTTAATTACGAGTCTAAGAGTGGCCTTTCAATGGAAAATGACAATATGGAAAGTGATGATTTTTATAACTTCCTTTATGACTTTTATATTGCTGCTTTAGACCACACAAAAGAAGGTGGAGCAATTTATGTGTGCCATGCTGATTCTGAAGGAGCAAATTTTCGTAAGGCATTAACTAATTCTGGTTGGTTATTAAAACAGGGTATAATCTGGGTTAAAAATCAGTTAGTTCTTGGTAGGCAGGATTATCAGTGGAAACATGAGCCTATTTTGTATGGATGGAAGCCTGGAGCTGCACATTATTGGAATGGTGACAGAAAACAGACTACTGTTATTCAGGATTCACCACAAGTGAAAGTTAAAGAAAAAGGTGAGTTATTTGAATTACATTTTGATACAGGAATCCACACTGTAGTTATGAGAGTGCCTTCATATGATATATTAAGTAGTGGTGATGATACTGATAAAAGTATCTGGTATTTTGATAAGCCAGTAAAGAGTGTTGAACATCCAACTATGAAGCCGATAGGGATACCTGGTCGAGCAATAAAAAATTCTTCTAAAAAAGATGAAATAGTTTTAGATCCTTTTGGGGGAAGTGGTTCAACATTAATTGCAGCAGAACAGACTGGTAGAATTGCTTATTTAAATGAGTTAGATCCTAAATACGTTGATGTAATAGTAAAGCGGTATATTGAATTTAAGAATAATGATTCTGATGTGTTTTTAATTAGAGATGAAGAAAAAATACCATACAAAGATTTAATATAAATTAATTAATCTATTATATGCACCTGTCAAAGGGTGCATATTTTTATGTCATTTTTTAAGGGAATGAGGTGATCAAGGTGGCACGAAGAAGCAAATATGATCCAGATATAACTCCAGAATTAGCTGAACAATATGCTAGGGATGGTTTAATTAATGAGGAAATAGCAGATAAATTAGGTATCTCTACAACTACATTTTATAATTGGCAGAAAAAATATGTGGTGTTTTCGGAGGCCCTAAAAAAGGGAAAGCAAATTGTAGATGCAAAAGTAGAGAAAGCACTACTTAGACGTGCTCTTGGTTACGACTATGAAGAAACAAAAATTACTGTAAATGAGTCTGGCCAGAAAAAAGTTGAGAAAACTAAAAAGCAAGTAAAGCCTGATACTACAGCTCAAATATTCTGGCTAAAAAATAGGCTACCAGATAAATGGAGAGATAAGAGAAATGTTGAAATAGAATCAGTTAAGAAATTAGAAGATTTCTTTAAAGATTAGTTAGTGGGTGGTGATATGTTAAATTGTCAGCAGATTATTGATAAAAGGTATGATCTCTGGTTAGAAAATAAAAGTATTGAGAAAGACAGAGAATATAGATTGGCTGTAGCAAGTAAACTAATTGAATCGACTTATGATGAGGAAAAAGATAAAGATGTTCCTACTCCTCAGGCAAAAAAATTACATGAAGAAATTCAAGAAGACCCATCTCTTTTAATAGAGATGTTTTTTGTAATTGTAGATAAAGAACAAAATACAGTACCCTTTTTCTTAAATAAAGTGCAGCAGAAGTTTTTAAAGCAGCTCAAAAAAGCAATAGAAGATTATAAAGCAGGGGAAATAAATTTTATTAAATTTTTAGTTCTCAAAGGTAGACAGCAGGGTTTTACCTCTGTGATAACTGCCTATCAGCTGGCATCTACAATAACTAAACATAACTTTGTAGGCATGACGGTATCTCATGAAGATGATTCAACAAATACTATATTCCAGGACAAAGCTCGTTTTCCTTATGATCAGCTGCCGGAGATAGCAAAACCCAGGGAAAAATATAACAACAGAAAAGAATTTCTCTTTGATCATCTTAATTCTAAGTGGAGAGTTGCGACAGCTGGTAATAAAGATATTGGACGTTCTAAAACATTAAACTTTTTTCACGGGTCCGAAGCGGCTTTCTGGAAAAGTATTCAGGATATCCTATCTGGTTTAGGCCAGGCAATCACCAGAGATAGCATAATTATTTTAGAGACTACCGCTAACGGCTATAATGAGTTTAAAGAGTACTGGGATGATTCTGTAAAAGGGAATAATAACTTTATACCTCTATTTTTTGAATGGTGGGAAACTCCTGAGTATAGAATTAAATTTGAGAATGAGAAGATAGAAAAAGAGTTTAAAAGTGCTGTTGATGATGAGCACGGCTATAGAGGAGTAGATTCTGACTTCTTTTCAAAACTTAAACATTTGAAAATAGCAAAGCATTTAGATTGGCAGCAGCTTTACTTTTATTTTAATAAGAAATTGGAACTAAAAGATAAATTAGAGCAGGAATATCCCTGTAATCCTAAAGAGGCGTTCCTACATACTGGAAGGCCTTATTTTGATATAAATAAGTTTGATAATTTAGTGGTTCTTTTAGATAGAGATAAGCACAAACCAATCAGAACTGAAAAAGGTGGATCTATTTTATACTGGAATGACCCTGAGCCTAAAAGAATGTATTGTATTGGTGCTGATGTTGCTGAAGGTGTTGAAGGCGGAGACGCTTCCTCAGCTATTATGTATGACTCTAAAAACTGGGAGCAGATAGCAAAGATTCATGGCCATTTTGCTCCGGATGTATACGGTAACATATTGACTGATTTAGCATTGAGGTTTAATAATGCTTATTTGATGATAGAGAATAATAATCATGGTTGGTCAGTGCTCAACACAGTCTTTAATCAAAGGCATTACAGTAATATACATTTTACTACCCGCATAGAAAATAGAAATGATGATGAAAGCAAGAAAATGGGCTGGACCACTACAGAGAGCAGTAAATATTTAATGCTTGATGAACTGGATACAGCTTTAAGGAAAGATGAGTTAATAATACATGACAAAGAATTTATAGAGCAATCTAGAGAAGTCATTTATGACGAGAAGGGTAAAGTTGATGTTAATGGTAAAGATATGGTTGTTGCCAATGCAATAGCCTGGCAGGGCCGTAAATATATAACCAGAAACATCGTTACCAAAGAAACAGCAGACTGGAGACGCTAAGGAGGTGAGTTCGTGGCTAAACTTACTAAAGCTCAGAGAGCCTGGGCTTTTTATGAGAATGAAGTTTATGACACAGATTATTTAAGCGAATATGATCTATTCGATGACACCAGGGAGATATTCAACCCAGTACCAAAGACAGCTTTTATCATGAATGCTCTTACCATGCAGCAGGAAATTAACCCAGAACTTAATGAGAAAAAGACAGAAGGTGAATCGGAAACAGAGAGTAATAATAATAGCGAAACTGATAATAAATTAGCTAAGATTAATGATATCTGGGATTATAACAACTTCCAGAATCAAAAATATATGCTGGCCCTCTGGTTAATTCTTTCTAAAGAGGGAGTTGTGGAACTCAATAAAAGAGATGATGAAATAATTTTTGTTATTCATGATCCCGACCTGGTTGAAACTGAGTACATGAATGGTCAAATGGTTTATTGTAAGATCGAAGGTACTACAAAGCAGTTCGACATGGAAGAAAAGTCATTTAACACTGTTGATGTAACAAAGGAATATTATAACGTCAAAAATGAAACTGGCGGTTATAAAATGATAGTTGAAACAGTAGATGATGAAGTGACTGAAACACCTCTAGCTTTTGATTTTATACCAGTTGTAGAGTTTTCCACCGATTATGATATAGGGCCAATGCTTAATAAAACTGATTATTATAATCTTATTGAGGCTTATCTTGAAAATGTGTTTTATCTTCATGGCGATCCGCTCATCTGGGATAATCTTTCAGGCGGAATGTCTGAAGAGGCGAAAGAAAAGACCAAAAATAGCAGATATAAAGAGCAAAGTGTCTGGCACCTTAATAACCCTGACGCTCAAATGCAATACTTAGAAATGTCGGGAAATGTAGCTGACTTGATGTTGAAGAAACAGGAAGACATCAAAAATAACATATCAAATGATTATCCAGAGTATGTGCTATCTACATTGCTAAGCAGTGGAGACCCTTCTGGGGATGCCTTGAAGATTAAATCAATCGAGATAGAAGCTAAGGTTGGTAGTTTAAGAGGTGATTTAGAGACTGGGATTGTGGATATAGATAACAAGGCCCTTTTAATGCTAGGGAAATCACCATTGCAGCACGGCATTAATTTCGGCGGTATACTTCCCGATTCAGTAGACCAGCTGCTTAAATTAGTAAAAGGGTTAAGAGAAATTAAATTTATTTCTAAAAAGACCGGAATGGAGAAATTCCCAGACTTAATAAAAGATGTTGAAAAAGAGTTAGATAGATTAGATAAAGAGGATCAGGCTATTAAGGAAGAAATAGATAGCGAGTTGAGTGATCATGCTGATCCACAAAATTGAAAACAGGCTCGATGAAGAGGAATACGCCGATAAGTATATTAGGCAGTTGAAGCAGACAATTGAAAATATTGATAACGATATAATGAAAATTTTCAAAAAGGCTAATGAAAAAGGCCAGTGGTCCAATGCTGAGATGGCGAAGTACAATAGAAAAGAAAAGCTGAGAAAACAGATTAGAGGTCAAATAAAGCAGTATAAAAGTAGTTTTATTGGTGGTTATAGAGACGATCTTGCTCAAATGTACAAAAAAGAAGCACTTTTTACTCAGGAGCTGCTTAAAGATGTGCCTAAATTAGAAATAAGTGATCAGTTTGACACACTGCCAACCCAAGCTATTAAATCAGAGGTTGTTGATGGAGTTAATATTAAAGGCAAGACAATGACTGAATATATTAGTAAATACAGCACTGACTTAGCTTTTAGAATTGAGCAAGAAGTTTTTGAATCGATTGCTGTAGGTGAAAACCCCAATAAAACTAGTCGCAGGTTGTACGGTATAAGCGAACAAATGGGTAAAAACAGAGTTGATGCTACAACACGCAGTTGGATGAATGCTATCTTTAATCAGGCTAATCTTGATGTATATCAGCAGGGTGGGTTGCAGAAAGTAAGGTACCTGGCAACATTAGACGCTCATACTTGCCCTATTTGTTCTGCTGATCATAATAAAGTAATGAAAATTGATGAGGTTATTTTTCTTCCAAGACATCCTAATTGCAGATGCGCTTACAGTCCGTTTATTGATACTGAGCTTACTGGCCCGGCAACGGGTTATGATGAATGGTTGTTAGATGGTCGCAGAAGTCGAGAACAGCTGCAGGCAGTTTTGAACAGAACTAAAAGATATTACAGGGCTGGCAGAATTAAAAAGAAAGAAGCTCAGCATCTCACAGGAATTATTGGTGCTGCTATGAAGAATGCAAGTTAAAAGGAGGTAGATTAAATGCCAGATAAACCAACAATTATTTTAGATTTTGATGGTGTTATTCACAGCTATAAATCAGGCTGGCAAGGTGCTGATGTTATACCGGACCCGCCACTTGAAAATGTAGATAGTGCAATACAGCTGCTAAGAAAAGATTTTGAAGTTGTTGTTCATTCTTCCCGCTGTCATCAGGAGGGTGGAATGGAAGCAATTGAAGACTGGTTGATTGAAAATGAGATTGAAGTGGATGAAGTTGTTCGAGATAAAGTTCCTGCTGCAGCAATAGTGGATGACAGAGGTATTAATTTTGGTGGCAAGTGGAATGAGAAAGTAGTAAATCAAATTAAAAACTTTAAACCATGGACTGAAAACTAACACCTGAGAGGGTGTTTTTTAATTCCGGCAATTTAGAAAGAACGGGTCAAAATGAACGGTCCAACTGATGAAGACGGAATAATGAATATAAAATACTAAAATAACCGGCGATACTGAGAGAACTCTTAGTTATTAAGTGGTCTCAATAATGTAGAAGACGGAAGAGGAGTGAATATTAATTATGTGGATTAATGGAAAATTTGTACCTATGTTTATGATGGACGCTGATGGTGGTGCTAACCCTCAGGGAGGTTCTGCTGGAGGAGATGAAGGCGGAGACGATTCAAACCCTGAAGGTGGCGAAGGCGGAGATGAAGGTTCAACTGGTGATGATGAAAACTTAACCGAGGCTGAAAAGTTGCAGGCTAAGATTGATAGCATCAAAGAAGAAAACAAAAAAGAGCTTGATCGTTATCGCAATAACATTGGTAACCTAAAAAAGAAAATGAAAGAGATGGAAGAGGAAACAATGTCAGAGGAAGAAAAATTGGAAGCTAAAGAAAAAGAGCTTTCAGAGAAAGAAAATAATCTCAGGAGAAAGGAACTTAGCGCTCATAAGGCAGAGAAAGTTGCTGAAAACGAGCTTAATAAAGAACTGGCTGAGTTTATTGATGTTGGACAGATGCATAAAGTTAACCCAGAACTATCTGAAACTGATGTTGAGGATAGAATCGAAAGTATGAAAGCTGCTCAGGCTGCTATCAAAGATGCTGTTATTAAGGAGCTGCAGAATGGTGGTTCTGTCCTCGATGGAATTAATGGCGGAAGTAAAAAGAAAGGTAAAGGCGGTTTTGGTAAAAAGTTGGCTCAAAGTGGTACTGAAACTGATGCAGAAGCTCAAGAGGCTCAAAAAGTTTATTTTGGAGACAATTAATATTAAATAATTAAGGATGGTGAAAATTAATGAAATATACTCAGGTTGATTATTCAAATAGAGAGGAAATTTTAAAGTTTCCTGATCACTATGTTGCTGTAGCTGTAACTGTTGATGATACAAATGTTTCTGCTAACTCAGAAGGTAAAAAGATACTACCTGCAGGAACTCCTGTCGGCGGTGTTGGAGGAGCGACTCTTGAAGATGAGAGTCTTGAAGTAGAAAAGAAAAATTCCCAGGGAGAAACAACAGGAACTACTGGAGCCGGCGTTGATGTTGAAGGAATCTTATTGAATGATGTTGATGTAACTCATGGCCCGGCCGGCGGAGCTATGCTTATTCATGGTTTTGTGGACCCAAGCAAATTGCCAGAAGCACTTGTTGATGATGTAAAAAGTAATTTAACTGATTTAATCAGTTTAGTTGAGTAATAAATTAAATAAAACGGAAGGGTGAAAAAATTATGCCAAGCATTTATGATTTTGCAAATGCAGAAGAAATTGCTAGTTATTATAAAGAAAAACAATCGAATTCAATCCCTTATTTAGGGAGAGCTTTATTCCCCAGACAGAAACAACTGGGATTAGATTTAAAATGGATTAAAGGAGCTGGAGGTCTTCCTGTAGCGTTAACACCTTCAAACTTTGATGCTAAGCCAACTCTGAGAGATAGAATCGGTTTCAGTGAAATAGAAACTGAGATGCCATTCTTCAGAGAATCAATGAGAATTGGTGAAAAAGATCGTCAGGAAATTAACAATTTAATGGCTGCTAGAAATAGCCAATTAATACAGCCAATGTTGAGGAACATCTTTGATGATGCAGCTGGCTTAGTCAGCGGTGCTGAAGTACAGGCTGAAAGAATGAGAATGCAGTTAATCTCATCTTTTGCTGTTAACATTGAAGCTAACAGAAAAGCCTATGTTTACGATTATGACCCAAATGATGATTTATCAGATCACATGGAAACATTAACCAGCACTGATATGTGGTCCGATACAGCCAACGCGAGCCCTGTTGAAGATATTCAGTCTGCTCAGGATACGATTGAATCAGAGACAGGCGAAAAACCTACCAGAGCAGTTTGTACTCGCAAAACATTTAACTATTTAATTCAGAACGAAAGCATTAGAGGGGATATTATCGCTAATGGTTATGCCAGCGGCGGTACTTTAATTATGACTGATGAGATAATGAGAAACTATCTCTCTAATAAACTCGGATTAACTGTTACAGTTTATAATAAAAAATATTCTAAAACAGTTAAAAATCAGTCCGGGAACTTATTCTTCCCTGATGATGTATTCTCATTATTACCTACTGGAACTCTGGGTAATACTTACTATGGTACCACTCCTGAAGAGTCTGATTTAATGACTGATCAAAGTAATGCTGATGTTCAAATAATTGACACTGGTATTGCAGTTACTACAGAACTGGAAACAACTCCTGTAAATGTTAAGACTACAGTTTCAGGAATTATGCTGCCGAGTTTCGAGAGGATAGATCAGGTCTATGTGCTTAATGTGCACACTGCCTAATCAAACTAAATATAATTAAGTGATAGGGTCCAGGAATGGGCCCTATTATTGAAAGGGGTGCAATAAATAATGAGTAAGGTTAAAGTTAATTTAGCAAAAAAAGTTAAATATCATGGTGAAAGAAATACAGCTGGTGCTGAGATA